ATGCCCGCCATCCGTCGCCGGCCGAAAGCCTACTTCACCGAACATGCGGTTGCTGACCGCTTCGCGCCCGCAATGCGACGTGTGGTGCTGGAAGCGATTCAAGGCTCTCGTCGCCGGCTGTCGCTGGACAGCTTCACGGCGCGCTGGTCCCAGGGGCCGGAAGCCATCTTCAACGCCCTACCGTGGCGCCAACTGGAACTCGACTGGTTCGATGGCTGGCGAGCGGCCCTGCTACCTACGGTGCAGGCGGCGATGCGGGCGCAACTCATGAATCTGCGGATCGAGAAGGCCAGCGAACCAGTCAGCCAGCTAGGCTTTTCGCTGGATCTCACCAACCCCCGAGCCATCCGCTGGGCCGAAGAACACGCCGCCGAACTGGTCGTCCAACTCTCCGAAGAGACGAAGGCCAACCTCCGGCGCACCATCGCTGACATGTACATCAAGGGCGTCTCCCCCCGGGAGGCCATGCGGATTCTTCAGCGCCAACTTGGCCTTTCGGCACGGGATGGGCGAGCCCTTGAGGGATTGCGACACCGTTTGGAAATCGAGAACGCCAAGCGGATCGTGGAGAACCGCAAACCGCTGCCCGTGGATCGACTAGATGGGGAAATAGACCGCTATGCCAACCGCCTGCTCCGTCACCGGGCCGAGGTCGTTGTCCGCACCGAGAGTATCCGCGCCTCGGCCGAAGGCCAGCAGGAATTGTGGACCCAGGCACGGGAACAAGGCTACCTGCAACCAGCGGACACCCGGCGGGCATGGCTGATCACGCCCGACGAGCGGCTCTGCGAGATCTGTGCTCCCCTGGCAGCCCACAACCGGCTGGTGGGCCTCGAAGAACCCTTTCTGGCTGGCGACGGCTCGCTGGTCATGACGCCGCCAGCGCACCCACAATGCCGGTGCTCCATTGGGCTGGTATTTTCCGACGCCGAAGGGAATTTCCGCCACCCCCAAGCCTAAGCCCTTGCGGAAAACGCCAGACGCATATACGATAGGCCGTTAGAGAGGCCCGAAGAGCGCCCCCAGAGCGCCGCCGAGGCCCAGTGGAAGGTGAGCTGGGCCTTTTTGTATGGGGGGGCGTTTCGGTGCCGTTTGGCGACTACAGTTCCTTCGAGGATTGTGTAGCCCAGAATCAGCAGGCCGATGATCCCAAGGCCTACTGCGCCGACATCCAACGCACTATCGAGGGGAAATCCACTGCTGGCGTCATTGAATTGACGCGAGACGAAGTTCGCAAGCTCTGCCCCTCCTGTGCTGACCGGATGGACGCCCTCAAGATCACGACGTTCAAGCTCCCGATCAATAAACAGCGATTCACCGTTGCCAAACTGGACGAAGCGCAGAAGCTCGTATTCGGCTGGGCCTCGGTGGCCATCAAGAGTGACGACCTTCTCGTGGATCGTCAGGGAGACATGATCGCGCCCGAGGTCCTCGAAGAGGCCGCCTACGATTTCGTTGAGCACTCCCGGATTGCCAATGAGATGCACAAGGGCGGCCCGATCGGGGTTCTGGTCGAATCGCTCATGGTGACGCCCGAGAAGCTAGAGGCTATGGGCCTGATGCGGAAATCCGCACCCAAGGCGGGTCTCTGGGTCGGGTTCCGCGTTTCCTCGCAGGTATTCCAGAAGGTCAAGGCGGGTGAGTTGTCCATGTTCTCCATTGAGGGAACCGCCCTCAAGGTGGCTGCCTGATGGCCAACAAACTGAAAAATCTAGTGCTCCGGGCCATTGCCTTGGTGGACCGCGGGGCGAATCAGGAAGCCCGTGTGGTGCTGACCAAGCGCGATGATGCGGAGGATGCCCCGATGCGGAAAGCCGAACACGGCTCGATGGACGAATGCATGGCGGCTGGCAAGACTGAAGCCGAATGCAAGGAACTCATGGCCGCGATGAAGCGCGCCGAGGAGGAACAGATGCCGGACAAGCTCCCCGAAGACGTGACCAAAGCGCTGGCGGAAGTCGCGGACTTGAAGAAGCGGGCGACAGAGGCCGAAGCGGCCCAGAAGGCCGCCGAAACCCGCATCGCCAAGATGGAGGACGAGCGCCAGCGGGAAGTCTTCATCGCCAAGGCGCAGGAATTCAAGGATCTGCCTGGCGCCAACCCTGACGACCTGGGCCCGATCCTGCGGAAAGCCTACGGGGTCTGGACCCCGGAGGAGCAGCAGAAGGTGGAAGCCATGCTCCGAGGGGCGGTGAAGATCGCCCAGGACTCGGCGCTGTTCCAGGAGATCGGGGCCGCGCGGCCGGCCGTGGGGTCCGCCTTGGACAAGCTCAACGCCAAGGCCAATGAGCTGGTGCAGAAGGATGGCAAGATGACCTTCGCCCAGGCCTTCGCCAAGGTCTGCGATACCGATGAGGGGAAGGCCCTCTATCACCAGCATGAACAGGAAGAGGCGTCGAAGGCCGGCGCCCGGAGGGTGCGGTAATGGCCTATCAGGACCCACAGTCCGCCATCGGCTTCGTCCAGGCAAGCACGAGTTTCGCCTCGACGGACCAGTACTGCCTGGTCAAGTTCTCCACGACCACGAACGCCGCACCCGGCGATATCCGAATCAGCGATACCCAGGGCGAGTTCTGCAACGGTGTCCTGGACGATCTCGGAGCGGAAACCTCGGGGTCGGCCTGCCGGGTCGTGATTGGGGGCCTGACCAAGTTCCGGGTCAGTACCACCCATGCCGCCATCGCGGTCAACACGATCCTCTATTCTGGCGGAGCGGGTACGGTGCATACGGCGACCTCCTCGGGCTACTACCCGGTGGGGTACGCCTTGGAAGCGGTCGCGGCAGACACGACCGCAATCATCGCTGGTGTCTTCATTCAATCACTTAACCAGCGCACCACCTGACGCGGACCATGGAAACGGAGTAACGGACTATGCCACAGCCCTATATCAGTTCGGTCCACGTCAACCAGCCGCTGACCAACTTTTCGTTGGCCGTCTGGCAATCCCAGGGGTACGCCTGGAACTCGACGCGGCCAGTGCGCCTCACGCACCGCTCTGACGTCTACCGGACCTACGATCAAGACTTCTGGTTCGGCACCGAGGCCCAGCGTCGGGCGCCGGGGACCGAATCGGTTGGGTCCGGGTACGCGGTGACGACTGCCACAGTGACCACGGATCGCTGGGCCATCCACCACGACATCGATGATCCGACCCGCCGGAATGCCGATCCGGACATCAACCTGGACCGGGAAGCCAGTGAGTGGACGGCTATGCAGCTGAACATCCGACTCGAAGCGCTCTGGGCGGCCGTCAACTTCGTGACCGGCGTCTGGAACGCTTCAACCACTCCAGCCACGCTGTGGGATGTGGCGACATCCGACCCGATTTCGGACATGGAAGCCCGGGCGTTGGTGATGCAGGAGAACACGGGGCGGCGCCCCAACGCCCTCTACCTGGGCGCGCAGACCTATTCCGATGGACTGAAGAACCACCCAGACCTGTTGGACCGGATCAAGTACACCCAGCGCGGGATCGTCACTACGGATCTGATCGCGGCAGCCCTGGATCTGGATCGCGTGGTCGTCTGCGGAGCCACCCGCAACACAGCGTTGGAAGGCGTCGCCCGCTCCATGGACTTCATTGCGGGGCAGACTAACGCCCTACTGGCCTACGTCTCGCCGACCCAGGGGCTCATGACCCCCACCGCGTTCCAGACCTTCGTCTGGCCCGAGGCGGGGGCGGGGAACGAATTCGGGGTGGCGACCAAGAAGTACCGGCTGCCGGAGAGCGTCGAATCGGAGCGCGTGGAGACCGAGATCTGGGTGCAGTTCGTGCTGACCTCGACACTCTTGGGTGAAGCCTTCATCAGCGCGGTGTCCTGATGCCTGAACATCGGGAGGCGCTGCTGGTCATGCGCCAGTTCAAGTTTCCGGTGGCGAGCGCGGATGGGACGCGCCAGGAGATGCGGGAGTTTCATGCTGCCGAGTTCCTGCCCCGGGCGGATTGGGATCGGGCACCGGCCCGATCCCGGCGCTCGATGATCAACACGGGCTTCGTGCGTGACCCCTTGAGTGTGCAGATCAACACCCAGACCGGAAGTCCTGAGCCGATGCCGACGCCCGGGCGGGCGAAGGTGGTCTTGCGGGCGCCGCGCACGCTTCAGCAGGTAGACCGCAAGACGGGAGAGATCGTCACCATTCAGGACCCGGGTGGCATTGATCGGAAGCTCCAGAGCCGAACCACGGGGGATGGCGGGACACGCATCAACACCACGGCTACGGAAACCACGGGCCAGCCAGTCAAGCGCAAGCGAGGCCGGCCCCGCAAGATGAAGGAGTAAACGATGCCATCTCGTCAATGGTTCCCCCGGGCGGTGACGGCTCGTGGGCCAACGCTGCTGGATGGTCCCGGCGCCATCGCCACATCGAGCGGACTCACGGTCACCGGGACGCTCAATCTGAGTTCTGGCATTGATTGGCCGCTGACGACCGGGCCCAGCACCGGGACGGATCTGGTTCTCGGGTCGCGCCAAATCCTGATCACGACCAGCGATGGCGGCTACTACCGCCTCGATCCGCCTGCTACGGTGGGCATGGAGATTGATTTCCTCAGTGGGGGAACGACCGCCTCGACCCATTACGTCATTCCGGATACGACGAGCGTCCTATTCTACACGTCTTCGGGCAGTTCGGGGGGCCGGGTGGCCGCGATCAATGGTCAGGCGGCGATCACGTTCCTGGCGCTGACCACCGCCCAATGGATCATCAGCCGACGTCATGGCGGGAACATCGTCACGTCCAGCTCGACCTAATCGATGCCCCGTCGCCAGGTTGCCAACTACGATTTCGGCACCATCGCCAGTCTCAGCACCGCGAGCACCGATGGGGCCTGGACCTTTCTCGGTGCCCCGTTTACCCGGTTCAGCGTGACCGGCGTGTTCTCTTCGGGTACCACCGGGACGATCCAGTTGCACGGTGCGAGTTCGTCGGGTTCGACTGCCGCGCTGATTGTGCTGCTCGCGACGATTGATAATACGACCCAGATCGGCTACAACACCACGGCTATCCCCGTGAGCTGGGTGCGTGCCCGGACGACCACGATGTCCACTGGCGGCAACCCGTCGAGCGTCACGGTGGGTCTGCTGGCATCCGCATGGTGATCGATGACGTGGACCTACAGCTCCACCGATCTCTCCACCGATCTCGCCAAGGTCCGTTCCCTCACCGGGGATACGGATACCAACGACCAGCAACTCACTGACGAAGAGATCGATTTCTACCTCGACAACGCCGGCAATCTCTACTACGCCGCTGCCAATGCCTCGGAGGCGCTGGCGGGCAAGTATCAGCGTCGGGTAGACAAAAGCGTGGGCCGGGCCAGCCTGGCGGCCTCGCAACGCGCCAAGGGCTATCGGGAACAGGCAGCCTCGTTGCGGGCCCAGGCGGCCGTCTACAGCGGCATCACGCCCTACGTCGGCGGGATCTCGGAGAGCGACAAAGACGCCATCGAGGACGACAGCGATCGGGTGCGGCCCCTGTTTGTCAAAGGCTGGGATGACATCCCTGGGACCGGCATCGGCCGGGGATCGACGGATGACTGATGCCCTGGGAATATGAATGGGCGCTGGATTTCTTCCGGGACACCGTGACGCTCCAGACCTTCTCTACCGTTGGAGCCTATGGCAACCAGAGTTATGCGAGCAGCAGCGGTGCCACGGTCTACCGCGCCTACCTGGAACGGGGCGAGCACAAGGTGATCGCGGCCGATGGCACCGAAGCGGTGGCCACGTTGGCGATTTTCTTGGGCCAGACCACGAGTGGGGGCAGTGTGCCAAGCCCCAGCGTCAAGGATCGCTTCATCCTGTCCGACAGCTCCAGCTCCACCAATCTGCCGCGGCCCTTGAGCATCGAACGGTGGATTGACCCCGAATCGACCCAGAACTACCTGGCCGTGGTGCATTGTGCCTAGATCGGTGACGGCCGTTCTGCCTACCGTGGAGATCTCTGGTACCAAGGAGATTGCCAAGGTACTGCGGCGATTGGGGCTGGAAGCGCCGAAGGCTGTGGCTGCGGGTCTCTATCAGGAAGCCGAAGCGACGATGACGGATGCTAAGGTGTTGACACCCGTCGATACGGGAAATCTCCGTGCCTCGGGGCATGTGGCGCTACCGGTCATCGATGGTCCGGTTGTGAGCATCGTCCTGGGATTTGGCGGTCCTGCGGGCTCCGGCAATCACGCCGGCCAGACCAATCCTGAAGACGTAGGCTATGCGGTGTGGGTCCACGAACGGGTCGAGGTTCACCATCCCGTGGGCCAGGCCAAGTTCCTCGAAACGGCTATTCAGCAGCGGAGCGGGGGCGTGGCGGGACGGTTGGCCACTCATCTCTGGCGCTCCTGGGAACGGATAACGGGCCGTGGGACTGCTTGATGATATCGAATCCCGCTTCACCAGCCAGAGCGTGGCCGGCGCAGCCGGCACGACGCAGGTCACCGATACGGGCTGGTTGGTCACCAAGAGCTTCATGCCACCCGATCCGGACAAGTGCGTCACCATCTTCGAGACGGGCGGCTATGCGCCCGAAGTGCGGTCAGATCTCAACCGGCCCACGTTTCAGATTCGGGTGCGCTCGAGCCGCACGGATACGGACGGCAACGCCTACTCGACTGGGCGGGATAAGCTCCAGGGCTGTTGCGATGTGCTCCACGGCTTTGCCAGTACGACGATCAACGGCCGCTACTACGCGGCGATCTACGCGCTCACGGATGCGATTGCCTTGGGATTCGATGACGAAGGCCGGCCGCTACTGGGCCAGAACTTCCTGGCGCTCCGGAGCCGGACCACGTAAGGAGTTGGTATGGCGACTGCCGCGATTGCTGCACGCTCAGGGTTGATCGCCCTCAGTACGGGGGCCTCCGCAGGGGGATCGGACGCGATCGCCGAGCTCCGCAACATCCAGCTCCGGGTGCACCGGGACAGCATCGATGCCACCTCGAACGATTCCTCGGGCTGGCGGGAACTCCTTCCGGGGACAGCGAGTTGGAGCGGAACGGCCGAGGCATTATATGTGCCAACCACCTCGGCGACGCAATACAAGTTGCGGAACGCCTTAAGCTCGGCGGCGAGCGTGGCGTTCTTGTTTCAGCCTTCGACCGCTGCGTCCGGGACCTATAGCTGGGCCGGGACGGGCTACGTGGAGGATTACGATATCGGCGGGAACACCAACGATGCGTTCCTGACCAACGTCACGATCCAAGGCACCGGAGCGCTGACCGAGAGCACGAGCACGTAAGCAGATGACAGCGGCCGTGGAGGGTCGCTATGGCGTGGTGCGCCAGCGCCGGCAAGCCGATACGACGCTGGCCACCGACACCTTTACCGAGTCCACCAACATGCCGCTCCAGAACCATACGCCGGATAGTGGCGGTGGATCCTGGGTGACAAGTACCACGGATGCCTGGCTGCTGGAGGGCACTTCAGGGGCGACCTCGGTCAACATCGCCAGCCGCGTCTGGGCCCGCTGGGGTACCGGGTTGGCGGACGACGCCTTCACGCTGCAAGGAGAAATCACCCGCGGCCCGGCGGATGGCACTGCCCAAGAAGGTGGACTCTGGGGATTGGCTGCCGGGAGCGTCGGCGAAGGGGCGGCTTTCCTGTGGCGCCGGACGGGAGCCGGGATCACCAGCCATTTCCTGGAACGGCGCAATTCTACGGGAGGGGTGGTCCAAACCGCTACCCTGGGGACCAGCCTCCCGCCCAGTGTCGGGGAAATGCTGACCATGCGACTAACGGTCGATGGATTGGACGTGACCTGTGAATACCTGACGACCGACGCTGGGAGTACCTGGACCACCCATACTGCTGTCACGCTGACGGAGGATTTGCGCGACGGGAACCATACCTTCATGGGCATCGTGGGGAGCCGGAATGGCGCCTCGACCCGGACCTTCGTTGACGATCTGACGGCCACGCGAAACTATGCCGATGTCGGCGAAGTCCGGGAGTGGCGCATCGCCGCCCACCAGGAGGTAATGGAAACCTCCAGCACCGACGCCAGACTCATCATCCCTGGGGAGAAGTCGTGGCAGGCGACAGCCCAGGCCCTCCATCTCGGGGCCAACTTCTCCCAGACGGAGATTCGGGATGGGGTGATTGCGCCCCGCGCGCTTTCGTTCCAGTTCTATCCAACGACGGACTCTACGGGCTACCTCTGGAGCGGGGATGGATACGTGTCTGACTTCGCGTTCGGCGGGGAGACGCAGGGGGCGGTGCTGGCGAATGTCGTGATCGATGGCGATGGTCCCCTGACGGAAGGGAGTTGACGATGGCGATGGCGGTGCCGATTGAATTGGCAGGTGCCCAACGGTGGCTGCGCTACGATCTCAATGCCTTGGCCCTGATCGAGGAGCGGCTGAACATCAGCTTGATGGACATCAAGGATCTGCCCATCTCGATGCGATTTACCCGCACCGTGTTGTGGGCTGGGCTGCTCCATGCAGAACCCTCCTTGACCGAACAGACGGTTGGCAGCTGGGTCGATGGCAGCAACTTCGCGGCGGTGAGCGAACAGATTCTCCGGGCCTTCGCCTTAGGCTTTGGCGAGAATGGGAAGGCGGCCGGTGTCCCAAACCCTTCCGAGCCGGCTGGCACGATCTCCAGCGTGCCGCCTACGCCGTCCTCGACCTAAGGGGGATCGCGTTCTGGCGTTCGACGCCGGCGGAGTTGGAGGCCCAGGTCGCGGGAGCCAGGGATCGGGAACAACGGGACCGTCAACGGGATGCCTGGATGCTGGCCAATCTCCTCCAACCGTTCAGTAAACAGCGACTGCGACCACAGGATTTCTACGTGCCTGAGACACCGACCAGCGGATTGAGCAAGGCGCAGAAGACCGAGGAATTGCTGCGGCGGCTGGAAACCCAGGGCCAGCTCGCCCCCGAGGGGGATAATGCCTGAATCGGTAACCGTCGGTGAATTGCTGGTCCGTATCCGAGCTGATGTCACTGATCTCGAAGCGGGCTTGAAGAAAACTCAGACTGGCTTCGAGGGCATGGGGACCCGCATACGGCCAGGGCTTCGGGCCGTAGAAGGTGGGCTCCGTGGTCTGGCGATCTCGGCCGCCGGCTTGCCTGGTCCCTTCGGGCGATTGGCGTCAGCGCTGCTACGTTTTGCGCCTGGTGGGTTCGTGACGTTAGGCGTCATTGCCGGCGTGGGTGCGATCGCCCTGATCTGGAGAGAATTCACCAAACGGGCCGAAGAAGCGCGGAAGGAAGTTGAAGCCAATGCGCGGACGCTGATCGCCTTGGCCGATGCCCGCCGTCGGTTCCAAGCCGGAGCTGCGGAACAAGGTCTGGGATTGAGCCGTACCCGGCTGGACGAATTACTGGACATCCAAGCACGAGTCCGCATCAGTCTCCGCCAGATTCAAGAGGAAATGGCCCGTTTGCCCGGCTTCGTCTTCGGCATCATCCCCGAGGATGTGGCGACTCGATTGCGTGAGGCGCAAACCGCGATGAAGTCAGTTACGGAGGCTATCGCCGATCAACGGATGGAATTAGCACGAGCCCAAGAAGCTGCTGCCGCATTTTGGAAAGAATGGGCCCGCATCAGCAAAGAACGACCCATTGGTCGTGGGGCGGCGATTGCACCCAAAGCCGAGGAATTCAGGGCACAGGTCTTTGGCGCGTTCAAGGGTACGCCATTAAAGCAAATCACTCGCGACCTACCGTCGATGGCCGACGTCGATGCGTGGACGAATCGCTGGATTGAGCCATTCGCCAAACAAGTGCAGGCCCGCTATGAGTTCTTCCAAGAGATTGGGCAGACCATCGGGAACGCCTTGGCGGACGGCATCTACAGCATCATGAGTGGGGGGAATTTCTTCCAGAGCATCGGGCGGTCACTCCTAGGCATCGGCCTGAATCTCTTCTCCCGGTTCGCCGGGGCGGCAATTGGTAATGCCCTTTTCCCGGGGGGTGGCGCGATCATCGGCGGTCTGCTGTCTGGTGGAGGGGGCGGGCCGACCATGGGGAAATCCGTGGCCCCAGGTGCGGGCCTCATGACCATCAATCTCGGGAACATGCCGGCAGCGACCAATCCACTGGCCGCGACCCGCGATGCCCAATGGCAGGTCTTCCTCAAAGAATCGCTCTTGGTCGGCCGGGCGGGAGGATTCCGCTAACCGATGGCCAATACCCAGTACCTCGGCACCAATGCGGGCTTTCAATACACGACCAGCCCGACGAGCACCACGTATAACCAGCACTTCAAGCTGGCGGTCCCCCTGCGGGATGTCCGCCCCTCGTATCGGGTGGCGCAGTTCGTGGCCGAATCGCTCGACTTCCGGGCCCGGCAGGTGCTCACCATCAGCTCGGGCGTCTATGAAATCGTGGCCACGCTCCGCTACAACGACGATCAGCAGCAGTTGATTGACTTCCTCAAGTACGGGGTCCAGGGCGTCCCCATGATCTATTCCACGGCGATCACGACGGGGAGCACCGATGGCACGCCACCCACTGGGACCACGATGTACCTGATCGATCCCACGGGGGATGTGGTGGATACGGTGATCGATCGTCAGCGGGGAAGTTTCGAGGATCTGGAAGTCACCTGCCGCTGGCGCCGCTCCGATGGGGCCAGCTTCAGCACCATGTTCTGATGGCGGACGCGAGCTATCGGTTCCGCATCTACACCTCCGGCTCCTCGGCCGTGGAGGTCACCTTCGGCTCCAGCCAGCTGCAAGGCTTCGAGGAGATCGGCGGCATCGATGTCCGCCCCCTCGAAGGCCACGTCGAGTCGCGACCATGGAACATCTATGTCGCCGATGTCTCAACCGCCGTCACCAGTATCCTGGCCGACTCCTCTGGTCGGATGAACAAGCTGGGGCGCTTGGCCGAGTTGCAACGCAACCTCGATTCCTCGGGCTGGGTCACGATCGGTACTGGACGGGTAAGCGACATCCTGCTCGGGGACCAGATTGCCAATTACCAATTCGTCTTGGAAGACGAGCACTATCTGGCCCGGCAGTCCATGATCTTCAACGTGGGGACGACGACCGTCCATATCTACCCACCGGGATTGGACGCCAGCTGGTTTATCGCTCAGGCGGTGCGCAAAGGCACTGCACGATTGACTCGGCGTACCGGCAATCTGTCCTATCTGCGCTTCGATGCTGCCGGCCCGATTAGCCAAGACATTATCGAGCTTGTCAAAGCGGATCTCCGCAAGCGACTCTCGCTCGGGACGGACACGACCGTCGGCAATTTCGAGACCCTGCGCTTCCGTTCCAGCGGAGCGGATTACGAAATCTATGGCTGGGGCGCGGAACCGTTCGCCCCATACCTCACACGACAGTTGGATTTGGGGGCTAACAATTTCAGCGCCGCGGAACTCTGGGTGGTGGATCCATCGGCGGTCTTAGGGAGTCCAACGACGAATGTGGATACGGCGCCCAAGCTCACGGATGTCTATCTCTACATGCCGGATCACCAACCCACCGAGACGCTGCCGTTGCATCTGGGGGGCTTGGTGGGCGTTAATCCATTCCAGCTGGTCAAGGACGTCTATGACAGCAGTTATGGAGGCCAGGCGCTCCGCTATGATTCCACAGCTCTCAGCACCCTGATCACCGATGGAGGATTCCCGCCGCAGTTTTACCGGATCACCGAGCCGGCCAACATGGGGGAGTGGCTCGAAACCAATGTCTATGGTCCCCTGGGGGTGGTCCCCTTCACCAATGCCGATGGCCGGATCGAACCACAGAGCGTGTTCTTGCCGAGTTCCGATAGCGTAGACATCGACACCTTGTTGGAGTTGACCAGCACGAACCTCACGACTCCGCATCCTACGTGGCGACACAGCAAACGGGAAATCGTCACCAAGATCCGGTGGCGCCGACCCGTAGCGCGGGAACTCTCCGTGCTGGAAATGTCGGAAGGGCGGTTTGCCGCTGACCGATTGAGGATCACGCAGTATACGACGGAACTGGATCATGATCGGTTGGCGGCGTTCGGGGAATACGTGGTGACCTATGATGTCGCCGATTTCGGGGCGGTCGTTCCCCGGCATCTTGCCCCCGCGCTCGCTGCGGAACGCTTCGACCGTTTCGGCGATGGCCCGATTTGGGGTTCCCTTTCCCTGCTGAGTTCTGGTACCAGTGATCTACGGGCCGGCCAGTTTGCCACGATCACGCTGGGCACGATGCCGAATCCCGGCACCTTGGGACGGGGTGGTACCCGGATCGTGCAGGTCATGAGTCGGGCTGAAACGATGCGTGGTCCCATCTGCGACTATCTCGATGTTGGCCCTGATGCGGCCGTCTTGGGTGCGCCAACGATCAGTGCGACGACGAGTACCGGGGCAGCCAATAGCGCCGATGCCTATCACACCCTCAAGGTCTCTATCGGCAGCGTCACGACGGATGGCGGATGGGATCTCCAAGGGGCACAAAGCGCCAGCACGCTGGCTTCCAATTCCACCGCCTGGTCACTCATGTTGGGTTCCAGCGACTCCAGTCAGACGGTGACGATCCCAGCATTGGAGTCTGGCTCGACCTACTTCTTCCGGGCGCGGAACCTCAAACCCCAACGCTGGCGCTCGGCCTGGGCCTATACCACGGCGGGTATCGCCACCCAGGAACTGGCGGGACCTAGCGGATTGGCGGCCACGGGTATTACCGCGTCACGTTTGCAACTGTCCTGGACCAATAGTACGGCCTCCACCGGATACGGCATCGAATTCCAAGCAAGCACCTTTGGGGGGACCCTAGCGACCACCCAGGTGCTCGAACCCGGCACGAACCGCTATACCCTTGATGGCTTGAGTGGCGCTACGACCTATACGGCCTCCGTGCGGTATCGAGATCCCTACGGTGGTGTCAGTCCAAGCACATCATTGAGCACCGAAACCCTAAGTACTGCGGGTGCTGGGACCTGTGCCGGCATCGGCAATTTCTATCTCCTCTTGGGAGATGAGAGCACGGGCGATGTCTATCCCGATGGCTACGGTGGCTGGGACTACGGCAAGGAATACTTGTTCTAATGCCTGACTACGGTGTCGTGATCGGGTGGGTGCCTGGCAACTACAGCCAGCGGGTGCAAGTCGCCCGTAGTGCGGACGATGGATCAGGGAATCCGGATACCACGACCACGACCCTCCTGGCTACCGCACTGCCGGATCAGACGTATTACTATGATGCACTGCCACCCGATAATGCCTTCCGCCACTACCAGGTGCGGCATGTCCTGACGGGGCTCATTGATGGGGCCTGGAGTTCCTACGTCCGGGCCAAGCCGAAATTGGTTCCACCCAGTTACCTGGATAGTGTCGGGGATCAGACCTCGCCCGCATCCGCCGCCCTGCCGAGCAGCTACACCGTGGGCGATTTCTTGTATGCCAGTGCTGCCGCCGCCCTGAGTAAACGGGCTGCCGTGGCCACTGGCAATCTGCTGATCTCCCAAGGCGCCAGCACAGCTCCTGCATGGGGCAAGCTGGCGAGTACCCATCTCTCAGGGGATTACACGTTCCCTGGCTCCCTCACGATCACCGGGACGCTCAGTGGCGTCACGACCCTCACGGCCACGACCATCGGTGGGACGCTCTCGACGGCGGCACAGGCCAATGTGACCAGCCTGGGAACGCTGGCTGCGAATCTGTTGTTTGTGGATGCCACCTATGACATCGGGGCAAGTGGCGCAACCCGACCGCGGGATTTCTTCCTGAGTCGGAACGCCACCATCGGTGGCACTGTGACGAGCGTTGGCCTCCTCACCGCGCAGGCGGGGCTCACCGTCTCGGGCGGCTCCATCTCGGCCTCGGGGATTCTTCAAACAGGTGGTATAGCGGTTCGCTTGGAAAACACCTTTGCCGATCTTCCGGCTGGCGCAGCGGGCCAGGGTTTGGAGATCGGTACTGCCGGAGGATTAACCTACCTACAGGTCTATAATCGCACGACAGCGGCTTATGCTCCGCTCATGTTCACTGCTTCAACCTACAGTTTCGAGAACACAGGTAGCTCCACCATCTCGGCCTCGGGGATCGCGGTCACGGTGGGCGCGCTCACGGCGACGACCGGGGCGTTCAGTGACGATGTGATTATTACCAGTGCCAGCGCCACGCCACTGACCATTGCTCGCTCTGGCGGTGCCGCAACCTCAATGATTATGCGGACAGGTGCGAGCAAATATGCGTGGCAAATGGCCGCGCAGTTCTACACCGATGCTGGCCTCGACTTCGTTCCCTCGACGGCGGTAGGCGGGACGACGTTCACCACACCAGTGTTCGGCCTGACCCAAGCTGGCCCGGCAACGTTCTACGGCAACGCTGTCGCCATGGGCGCGCTTACAGCGACGCTAGTAACAGTCGGCGGGACTCCCTTGGTAGTGCAGGAGTATGGTTTAGAGCGCTCGTCCAATCTTGACGACCTCGAAGTGGCGATAAACTACGATGGTTATGGTGCCACTCGATTCCGCAACTTCAGCGTCTATGATGGCAAGCATAATCTACTGTTTCGTATCACTGGCAGCACGAGCGCCGCTAGCTTCCAGAATAACTCCGTCTCGATGGGCGCGCTCACGGCGACGACGGTGACGGGGACTGGTCTCTTTCTGACGCCAGCAAGCGCCAGTGGTGGGGCAGGATTACGTTTGCCGCATGGTGCTGCGCCGTCGTCGCCAACCGATGGAGATATATGGACCACCACGGCGGGATTGTACGTGCGGATCAACGGCGGGACCGTTGGGCCACTCACCTAAACAGGAGCACGCACATGACTGATGTACTGGCGATTGGTCGCCAACGGGCGACCTTGCTGAATCAACTCACGGCGCGCCTCGTCGAGTTGGAGACGGACGTAAGGATTCTTTATCCTGCCGGGCATGAACGGCATGAGCGTGCCCAGGCCGACTACGATGCGCTGGAGAAACAGGTCGCGGCCTTGGAGGTGGACACCAACATTGCGGCCTTCAAGCAGGCGGAGGCAGCGCGTTTACTCAGCGAGAAACGCAACGCGCTCGACACAGCCTTGGCGAACTGCGCCACCGAACTTGCCAATGCCGATGAGGCGCTCACGAAGGCCCAGGATGCCGTGGACGCCCTACAGGCCAGACAGACGCGACTCATCGCTGATCGGCAGGCGCTCGGATGAAACTGACCCCTGAACAATTCGCCCTGACCTATGATGGGATACTTTCCTCGCCCAAGGGCTTTGCCGCCGGTGAGCGTCGAGTGATTGCTAAGATCCTGGACAAACTCGAAGCAGTCGCCGCCCCTACCGAGATCCGCCAAAGCCCGGTAGGGGCGGTGATTACCTTCCGGGTCGCCGCGGAGGTGGACGTGGCAATCGAAGAGGTAGAGCGGAAACTGATCGTCACGGCCCTGGATGCCACCGAGTGGACCGCTATCGCCGTGCGCCGCGCGGATCAACTGGTTGCCTACTGGCGGGATGGCGTGCTTGGGACGGATACGCAGTGAACTGGCTTCCCTCCCGGGACTGGTGGCTGGGTGGCTCCCCCTGGTGGCGGGAGAACCATCCCTTCACGCACGCCGTGGGTGGGCTGGTGCTGTACGGTGCCGTGCGGGTGCTGCTCTGGGGCCTCGGGGTTTCCCCCGCTACCTGGTGGGCTCCCGTTGCCTGCGTGACGTTTCTCTCGGCCTTCCGGGAAGAGGTGGGCAACGTCGAGCAGCCCTGGCGGGCACCGTACCAATGGAAACCGGGCGACATCGGGGACATCGTGTTCGCCACCTTGGGCGCCGGTCTGGCCGCCCTGCTCGTTGGATCGCTGACGTGAAGTCCTTGACCGCTGTCGTCCCGATTCTCGCGCTGCCGGCCGTGGTGGGCGAGGCAACCTACCTGGCCTTGCAGGCGGTGGACGTGCCCGTTGGGTCCGCTGAACTGTTCCGCGCCGCGGGAGCGATCGTCGTGGCCTGGGCGACGTTTTTCACGGGCCTCACCTGGCGGACCTACACCATGACCCGAGCCAACAACCAGACGCTCCATGGAGTGAAAGGCGCTCCGGGCGGAATGGTGGCGGACCTTGCGGCGCTGCGAGACGACGTGCGCGGTATTCCCGCTGACATCGAACATCGGTTTGATGGGGCTGTCGCGCGGATGCAGGAAACGAGCGCGAAACTGGAAGGGCGGATTGAACGGCTGGAAGACCGCCACCTGGGAGAGGAACACCGATGACCCACAAAGCCGCAGTGACCGAACAGATCAAGGCCATTCCACGCCGGCGTTTGGCCGCCAAGATCAGCAAGAGTGTCTTCGGGCTGCTCTTCATCGCCGGGGCAGCCTACGGAGCGGCGACTCTCGGCTGGGCCTGGTATGTGGTCCTGCCCGTCGCGATGTTCGGCGCGCACATCTTCAGTGAGGAGCTGACGCGAACGGCCGTACAGTTCGTGGTGGCGACCGTCAAAGATCTCTTGGCAACCATCCGCGGGAAGAACGGCAGCCCGCCGGTCGCGTGAACGCACCCAAGGTCGTCCCGGTCACGATGACCTTTCACCGGCCACGGCCACCGGGTACCGTTGTGGATGGCGCCTTGGTGCACGCGATGGCGGAGTACGTGGTCAATGAGGGCCACAGCGAACACGCGCCGGCCTTTCTTCAGCGGATCGGTCTTTCGGTCCATGCCCTCATTGGGCCAGACGGGACGATCTATACGGGACCTCCGCCGGAGCGGGTCTGTTTCCATGCCGGGAAGAGCCGCTTTCTGGACCGGGAGAATCTGAACGATAGTTTCCTCGGCTGCGAGTTCTTGGTGGCCGGTGCCCACGACTACCGGAGCTTCCTCGCGGCGATCGACGACCCGGAGCACTCGCCCTACACTGCGGCG